GCACTGGTGTAACTATAGAAAAAATTTGGTGGCAGTGCATTGGCATGAAAACTAGATTGTTTTTTGACGCTACTTCGGACGCTTTTATTATAGAATTAGGCGAAAACCAAAGTGGATATCATGATTATAGCGATTTTGGTGGTTTACCTAATAACGCTGGTGGTGGTAAAACTGGTGATATAGTTTTTACAACTGTAGGTCACAGTTCTGGAGATACATATACTGTAACTCTCCAGATGAGAAAGAACTATGACTAGGAAAAGGGATAAGCAACCCCCTAAGACCAAAAAGTATTTCCGCTCCACTAAATCTGGAGCGGGGATGACTAAAGCAGGTGTTGCACGTTATCGAAGAGAGAATCCTGGTAGTAAGTTAAAGACCGCTGTTACTGGTAAAGTTAAACCTGGTAGTAAAGCCGCTAAAAGAAGAAAATCATTTTGTGCACGTTCTGCAGGTCAAATGAAAAAGTTTCCAAAAGCAGCTAAAAATCCTAATAGTAGATTGAGACAAGCAAGACGTAGATGGAAGTGTTAAATGACAAGTAAAGAATTATTAAAATTATTAGAAAAGCATGAACAAGTTTGTAATGCCAGATTCGATGGAATCAATGCAAAGTTAAATAAACTTGATAATAGATTATGGATTATAGTAACATTAATTATAGTCGCTAGTGGGTTGGAGCAACTTATCTAATGACGATGGGTCGGTCACAAATGGCAAAGCAAGTGACCAATCCACCACGAAAAAGGAAGTGGAGTGCCAAACGGAAGAGGAAAATCAATTGTGCCAGACCTCGTGGATTTTCTGAAAAAGCACATTGTGCCTCTAAAAAAAGGCGAGGTCGTAAGAGGTGAACCAGTTAAGGTTTGTCTTAAATGTAAAAAGAGAGAGTGGATGTGCACTTGTTGGAAAATATTAAGGAGATAAAATATGCCAAAAGACGCTTGTTATCATAAAGTAAAAGCTAGATATAAGGTTTTTCCATCAGCTTATGCTTCTGGAGCCATTGCAAAATGCAGAAAAGTAGGTGCAGCAAACTATGGCACAGGTGGGAAGAAAAAGACTAAGAAAAAAGCAGAGGGTGGAGTGATAATGTTAAATTTAGGCGGTGCCACTATGCCAAAAAATAATAGAAAACGTTCTGCTAAAAATAAAAATATAGCACGTGGTTGTGGTATCGTTAGAAAAAGAAAAGAAACGTTTTACGCATAATGGCAGTTAGAAAGACAAAAGCGGGTTTAGCACTTAAACGATGGTTCAAAGAAGACTGGAAAGATCAAAGAACTGGTAAGAAGTGCGGTAGACAAAAAGGTGAAAAAAGAGGTACACCTTATTGTAGGCCGACTAAACGTATTTCTAAGAAAACACCAAAAACAGCATCAGAGATGACAGCGTCTGAAAAACGTAGTAGGATAGCACAGAAGAAGAGATTAGGGCAGCCTGCAGGTAAGCCAAGAAGAGTAAAAGCTTTGAAAAGGAGAAAGAAGTGAACAAAAAAACACAACTAAATAAAGCCATTCAAAATGTTAAAAAGAAAACAACTATGAAAAAAGCAGTTGGTGGCAGACTCAAAGCAAGTCCTGCAATGGCACCTAGAAAACCACGAGGAACAGGTAGAAAACCAACAAATATTCCTGCTCTAAATGCTCAAGGTTTTTACAAAGGCACAAACATAAAACCAACTAAAGCACAACTAGCTAGATTAATAAATCAAAATCAAAAAGGTACTCCAAGATGACAACCTCAAACTCAAGAGATTTTAATCTAGATGTAGCTGAAGCCATAGAAGAGGCTTATGAACGTTGTGGCCTTGAAATGAGAACAGGATACGATGCAAGAACTGCACGAAGATCCCTTAATATTATGTTTTCAGAATGGGCAAATAGAGGTCTTAACTTATGGACTGTAGAGCAAGCAACACAAGCTTTAACATCTGGCACTGCAACCTATCAGTTTACAACAGATTATACAGATTTACTTGAGGTTGTTATAAGAAGAGGTGGCACAGATTTTTCTTTATCTAGAATGTCTCGAGGAGATTACCTAAATTTACCTAACAAAGATCAAACAGGTAGACCAAGCCAATATTACTTTGATAGAAAGATTACACCCTCTTTGATTTTATGGCCAACACCAGACTCAAGTTCAGATAGTTTGGTTTATTACTACGTCCGTAGAATACAAGACGCAGACACACTTCAAAACACAACTGACATCCCATTTAGATTTTTACCTTGTTTAGTTGCGGGACTTGCTTATTATATATCTATGAAAAAGGCACCCGATAGAATACAAATTTTAAAAAGTGTTTATGAAGAAGAATTTCAAAGAGCAAGTGATGAGGACGAAGATAGAGTACCTCTTAAACTTACACCAGATATTAAATACTTGAGAGTTTAATGGCAAGATTTGCAAGTAACAAAAGGGCATTTGGATATTCAGAGCGTTCTGGTTTTCGTTATAAACTTAGAGACATGAGAAAAGAATGGAATGGATTAACTGTTGGTTATGATGAATATGAGCCAAAACATCCACAATTAGATCCTATTCGTGTCGGACCAGATCCGCAAGCTCTTAGAAATCCAAAACCAAGAGTAGAATTTATAAATGAAAAAATTACAATTCCTATATTTGATTTAAATACTTTAGTTTTTAATCCCACACCAAAAGCAACAGGTGAAGTTGGAACAGTTACAGTGAGTGTATCATGAGTTTTACTTTAACCACATTAACAGATTCTATTAAAGAATGGACTCAAAATGATGAAACAACTTTTGTTGCAGAGATACCTTTTTTTATTAAAAACGCAGAGGAAAGAATATTTAAATCTGTAGATTTAGATTATTTTAGAAAAAATGTTACAGGTACAATGACAAGTGGTAATAAATTCTTGGAAAAACCATCTGATTATCTAGCCACACATTCTTTATCATTTGTAAATTCAAGTAGTGAAAACGTTTTTCTTTTACAAAAAGATGTTAATTTTATACAGGAGTATTCTCCAAATCCATCTACAACAGGATTACCAATATATTATGCACAATTTGACGTTGATACTTTTATTGTCGCTCCAACACCTAGTAGCAGTTTTGCGGTAGAATTACATTATTATTACAGACCAGCTTCCTTAACAACGGATGATTCTGGTACAACATGGATAAGTACAAATGCACCAGATGCATTGTTATATGCTTCATTAGTTGAAGCTTATACGTTTATGAAAGGGGAAAACGACTTAATCCAACTATATACTTCTAGATATGCTGAGTCTCTTGCTAGATTAAAAAATTATGCAGAGGGCAGAAATTATTCAGATAGTTATAGAGATGGATTAGTTCGACAACCAAAAACTTAATGAAATCAAAAAATAAAAGTGTAGCTATTGTTGCTTTAGGCAATAGTTTTAATGAGTACATACTAGCTAGAATAAGAAGCGAATCTTTTGACGAAGTTTGGACTATTAACTCTATGTCTGATGTTATCTATCATGACAAATGTTTTATGATGGATCCGCCATCAAGATTTCTTGATACTCCGAAAGCTGGTAAACAAACAGATGTCATGACAAAAAGACTAAAAAAGAAAATGAATGTACCCATTTTTTCTTGTATTTTAGACAAAAGATGTCCAGATGTTGTTGAGTTTCCGTTACAAGAAGTAATTCAAAAAACTGGCTATGCTTATTTTAATAATACTGTTTCTTATGCAATAGCTTATGCTATTGCACAAAATACAACTGACTTACATTTATATGGTATTGACTTTACACATAGAGATGTTGCTTTTGCAGAAGCAGGAAGAGCATGTTGTGAGTTTTGGTTAGCAATTGCAATATCAAAAAATATTAAAATTCATATTGCTCATAGTTCTTCTTTACTAGATATGAATGTGCCAGATGATCAAAAACTGTACGGATATCATAGATTAGATGATCCACTCGTATCTACTTCAACCAATGGAAGTATGTTAATCACAAAAAAATCAAAATTAGACCCACCAGAACCTTTAGATTCAAAGGCAAATCTTATTGGCCGAGAGGATATACCTGGTTTAAGTTATGAGGAGAAAAGAAATGTTTAATGTAAGTTTTTCGGAAGTAGGCAGTGTTAATATTAAAACATCAGATCAAGGTGGTTTAACAAATGAACAAATAGCTGATCTTGCCGTTGATAAGATCGCAAGTGTGTCTGACCAAGCACCACCACATATAAGACAACAAGCAAAATTATTTAAAGAACAACTTAAAGGAATTCTGTATCATTATATTCTCTTGGCAAGAAACGAAGAGCGTGCTAGTATTATTCAAGTCCTAAGATCAAGTGGTCAAAAGGAAACGGCTGAATATATAAGGAGACTCTAATATGGCTATAGCTCAAGCAATGTGTACTGCATTTAAACAAGAGTTGATGTTAGGAACACATAATTTTGCCACAAATGGCAACGCTTTCAAACTCGCACTTTATGCAGAGGGTGGTGGTGGAAAGTCATCAACAACTGCAACACTAGGTGCAACCACAACTGCATTTACTACAACTGGTGAAGTTGCAAACAGTGGATCATACACATCAGGTGGAGGCACTTTAACAAAAGTTGCACCGACAACATCTGGTACAACTGCATTTACTGACTTTGCTGATTTAAGTTTTACAACTGCAACAATTACTGCAATGGGTGCTTTAATATATAATAGCACAAATAGTAATAAAGCAGTTTGTGTTTTAGATTTTACATCTAATAAAACATCAACATCTGGAACATTTACAATTCAGTTTCCAACTGCTGATGCAAGTAATGCGATTATAAGGATAGCTTAAATTGTCAAACACTACCTTACAAGGTTGGGGTAGAGGCACATGGGGTCAAGGAGCATGGAACGCTCCTATATCCGTTGAAATAGATAGCACTAGTCCCGTTCAAATAC